ACATGGTGGACCTTCTGTCACAGGCTGGGAAAAAGAACGTGACTATGGGAGGTGATGGAAACGCCAGCCCAAGACCGGGACAGGATACCCCGCCAGCTAACATGGAGGCACAAGGCGATCCTTTTGCCAACTGGGAAAGTGAGAACGATGTCTCTCTCCCGCCGGGCTACCGCGAACAGGCACAACAGTTTTCGAACATGAACACGGAGCTTGGTCAGATCAAGCAGATGTTGATGGGTGTGCTGAACAGCGCAAGGGGCACAACTCAACAGGCAATGCAACAACAGAACAATGCTGCAGCCATGAGAGAGGAAGCCATCAAGAACAACATCAGAGTAAACATCGACAACGCAGCCAACAGACATGGACTATCTGAAACCGACAGCGAAGATTTTATGGTCTACATGGCAGAGCGCGGATTTACTCTGGAAGATTTTATTGACCCAGAACTTGCCGACAAGGTCACAAAAGATTTTTCGATGAACCGGAACGGCCCAGAATTGGAACAGCTTCGCAAGATCCATGAACGTCGAATAGCTTTCAAGGGCACAATGCCCGGAACACCCGCTGCTGATGCTGGTCCTGTCCCACAGGAGGGCGACCAAACCATGAGCAACATGATTAACTCCGCGCTTAACAAGAGACAAGGAATGGGCTAATGGCAAAGAGACCTGGACTTTATGCTAACATCCATGCAAAAAGGCGTAGAATCGCAGCCGGATCTGGAGAGAAAATGCGTAAGCCTGGTTCGCCCGGTGCCCCCACCGCTGCCAATTTCAAACGTGCCGCAAAGACTGCCAAGAAAAGAAAGCGGCGCGCATAATGGCAAAACCTCGAAAAGGCAAGGCGAAAGTAAAGATCACAGCCAGCGGAAAAAAAGTAAGCTACGGTCAGGCGGGAAAAGCTAGGGACGGGGGTCCAAGGGTTCGCCCCGGAGGATCTAAAGGTCATAGCTACTGTGCCCGGTCATACGGAATTAAGAAACGACTCCCTGCTAAAAAACGGAACGATCCAAATACCCCTAACAATCTAAGCCGCAAGCGGTGGAAGTGTAAGGGTAAAAGAAGTGTTGCATAGGGACGACGCATTACTTTTTACATGAGATATTAGGATTGTTCTTCACAGGCCGTGCATTCTCCACCGCTAGAATAGAAGGACATAAATACCGCTTTTAATACACGACGCCATTTCCGTGTTTTCCAAAAGCATCTGTTTTTTATTTTCTAATTTTGGAGAACCAATTATGGTTACAGCAATAGCAGGTCTAAGAGGTCCAGGGGAATTCTCCACTGACTTCAGACCAACGAACTACAGGGAGACTTTCGCCCTGTTGGAGCCAAACGGCTCTGCACCATTTAACGCCTTGTTGTCTATGACAACTGGCGAAGCCACAGATGACCCGGCCTTTTCAAACTTTAGAGATGAGCTGCCAGATCGTGTTGTAAAAATCAATAACGCTGGTGGATACAACGCAACAGCAACAACTCTAACAATCGATCAGGATACAGAATCTGCATTCCTGATTGCTGGTTCATTACTGTGCAACCCTGCAACTGGTGAGGTTATGCGAGTAACTTCTGACTCAGCTGCAAACGGAACGTCGATAGCAGTCGCTAGAAACCTCGGCACGACTGGCCTAACAATCGCAGACAACCAAGATTTATTTGTTTGTGGTTTTGCGGCTGAAGACGGTGCTGATGTGGCTACATCGGTGTCATTTGATCCGGTTGCGATTCAGAATTTCACTCAGATCTTTCGGACCTCATTTAGCGTGACTAATACCCTTAAACAAACCTACAGACGTACTGGGGATGCTGAAGACGAATTCTCTATGAAGGCTCTAAAACTTCATATGCAAGAAATCGAAAGAGCAATGTTTTTTGGGCATAAGCACCGCGAAAACTCTGGAGCATCAAACGAGCGCAGATACACTGGTGGTCTTTTAAATAACATCACCAATGTTATCGACGGTTCAACTTGGTCAACTCCAGGTCAGATGAACGAAGATTACTTCGACAATCTTCTCATCGAAACCATCTTTGCTTTTGGGTCAAGCCAGAAGATTGCATTTGTCGGACCTAAAGTTGCCGCACACTTGCAAAAAATCGGTAAGGCTCGATGGCAGCCAACAATGATTGAGGGAGCGTATGGGGTCAATATTACGTCCTATAACACCTCCAGTGGACAGCTTTTAGTCCATCTCCACCCTCAATTCAGACAGATCCCTTCGATGGCTGAAGCGATGGTGATCATTGACATGTCCCAAGTCAAGTATCGCTACCTACAAGGCAGGGATACGCAATTGCTCAGAGACCGACAAGGTCCTGGCGTGGACGCGACCACATCGGAATTTCTTTCTGATTGCGGCCTCGAACTTATGCAAGACAAGGTTCATGCGTTTATCAAAGGTTGGGCAACAACTGCTTAACTTTCTTGGGAGGGTTTCGGCCCTCCCATACTTTTTCTGAAGAGGATGAAATGAAGAGAGTAAAGACAGGAACTAGAGGCAGTGGCCCGAAGAACAAAGCCAGTTCGAAAAGAATGACTGGTAGCAGTGTCACCAAAAAAAGCCCAAAGACAATGAAGGGCGTATCAGGCAAAAAAGTAATCATCGGTAAGGCAAAGGCAATCAATAAATATATGAGTGAGCCAACTGGCTTACAAAAATGGGCGACAAGGGTAGGCAACTCTATTGACGATTACGAGACAGGCAAAACCATCAAAGGGGTAGAGAAAGGCGTAGCGGGTGATCCGCTTGGCAAACTCCTCCGAAAGATACGAATAAAAAGAGAATCCATCAGGTAACCAACAGACAAGGAGATTTGAATTGCCATACGTTTCTGGAAAAAAATACCCGTATACCGCAAAGGGAAAAGCGGCTGCAAAGAAAGCCATGAAGAAGCAAGCTGCAAAAAAGAAAGCGCGGAAGTAGTACATGACTGAAGAAGAAATGTGCAAGTGCGGCAAGTACGCAAAATGTCAATGCCAAGAAGATGGCTGTGAAGATTGCGATTGCAATAAGGATGGGGAAGAAGAGTGACAGGAATTCTGTACGTTAGACTGCGCGGGAAATGAGACCTGACCCTATCAAAGCAACATTTGTAGTGTTTGTGATTGTTGCTTTAATTCTTCTCATGGCCCTTTTTGCTTTTTGCACTGAAGTGCGGGGCGAAGAAAAAGCCCCCGGAATAAGGAATGGTCAGTGCATTCCTATTCCAACAATGATCAATATCGTTAAAAATCAATTTAAGGAAACAGTTGTATTCAAGGGCACAAACAATCGAGGTGAAATGGTTTTAATTTCTCACAACCCTCTCACAAAATCTTGGACAGCACTAAACCAATATCAAGGACAGTTCTTCTGTGTCGTCGCATTCGGTGCAGCGGGATTAGTAATGCCGGAAGTAGAGTATGATAGAGATAGCAAATTTAAACCAAATTAGCATAGATCTTGTTGAGTTAATCGCCCCCCTACTCGCCCTGACCTTATCAATAGGTATTGGTCTCTGGGCAAAGGATGCTTTGGATGCGCTTATAAAGGGTCTTACATTTCGGGCAGACACAGCAATCGAGGAAGGATGTACCGTCTATATAGACGGAGACAAGGCTACAATAATAAAGATTGGTATATTTAAGACAACCTTTCAGATAACAAATGGTCGAGGCGTTACTTGGCGTTACGTTCCTAACAAAAGAATAGAGTTCTTAAAGTTGGAAAAAGTCATAGAACCTCCCGAAGACGATGGTCATATTGGTCTTTACACTGACAATAAATAACGGGACGACATAAATCTAAATTTGATCCAAGAATAAGCTTCACAATTAAGGAGCCTTTCATGGACGATATGGACGTTGAAATACCAGTAAAAGCAAAAAAAGCAGCAGCTAAAAAATCCAAAGCAGAAAACGCATCAATGGCAAAAAAGGAAGTTGTCTTTGTTTGCCTAGACCCTGATGTGCCAAGATTTGAATTGATAATAGATGCAAACTATAAGATACGAGGCGTAAGAAATAATGCCGGACACCTGTTGTTTGCTGTGCCCGCTGAAGATGCAGATAGAGTACGCAAACATTTCCATGTGACTTCGGGCAGACTGGTTGAGTCCTGATGCCAGTCCATGCAAAAAAGGTAGAGCATCCAGTCATTGGAACGCGAGAAGCTCCAGAAAGTACAAGACTAGCTCCTCATGTTTTTAGGGGAAGCAAACACGCCCCTCTTGAAAACTTGGTTGCTATTGCTCTTAGGAGATATGGAGACTTTAGTAGTCGCAGGGTGACTGGCGATGTCGTTCTAATGTTCATCGAGCTTGCGAATGAAGTCGTAGAGATGATCAATTCTCATCCGTACTATTCTGGTACTACTATTCAGTATTACAACTCGCAGACTGACTTCAGAGAGATCGAAGATGCAATTATGGTGCGCGGTCTGTTGGCGTTGTATGCAGAGCAGCAAGCTAGTGAAAAGTATCCAAATGCCAGACTGGAGTTTGCACGACATCTCAACGGCATACTTTATAGCAGAAAGTATAAAGGCGGTGTACGCCATGAGATGACATCATTAGAAAACACAGATCCTATGCGAGACATGAACGGCAATAATGCAGCCTTGGCTCTATAATGAAGAGTAAAAGTCCAGCCCTTATCCCAAGCCGCCTGTCGGCTTATTATGCCTTTAAGGGCTTGGATAGATCGCGTCCACTCATTGGTATGGATGATGGAGAGAAGCAACCTTTGTTCAACCTTAACAATGCTCATGCTCATTGGACGGGAACCTTAAAAAGAGATGTCGGATTATTAGCTAGGTACAAGTGGGCGGTTGGTGAAGTTGTGCATCAAGACTTTTTTGATCGCAGTGGTTTAGCTTTTGCAATACAGGATGGAAAAACGATAAGCCTACAGAGTGAGCGCGGGGCAAACTTCCCAGACGCTTTCCAGACAGATGTTCCTGTGACATCTATGGCTTTTGCAAACAAGCTTTACTTTATGTCTCCCGGCTTTCCCATGATTAAAACGGATGGCCTAACCTTTCAAAAAAGCACAGCAAGTATCCGACCGGGCTTCGCAGTCGGCATCCAAGGCCGCATTTATGCGGCTGGTCGTCCAGACAGGCCAAAAGAAATTAGCATCAGTCGTGTATTCGAGGACTTTCCAGACGATGAGATTTTCATTAGTGAAGAAACAAAAGCTTTATCTGAAGTGACACGGGCTGACTTTCTTGATTTAGCAAACGTGCTAGGCTCCGCTGATGAGATCACTGGCCTCGCGAGGTTTGAGTCCAACCGTCTTGCAATCTTCACGAATGACCAGACCATCGTCTTCAAAGTCGATCCCGACTACACACAGCGTGAGATTGACAACAGGGCTAATGTCCAGCTTGGAGCTATCAGTCATAATGGCATTGTCCAAGTTGGGTCGGACGTTATTTTCTGTTCCCGCCACGGTGTACACTCACTAATTAGGTCTGCTGAAAATGGCCTAACGATAGATAGCAGAACTCTGTCCTATGAGGTGGAGACCGTATACAAAGAATTATTGAAGCAATGCATCGGCCCTCGCTTCGTAACAGCAACCTATGACCAGGATTTGGGAAGGCTTCATATCTTTTTTCCAATGTCAACAGGGATGCACAAGCAACTCATTGCAGAGTTTAGGCGGGGATACGAAAGTCTAAGCTGGGCTACATCGGATGCTGGTTCAAGTCGGTGTGGAGCATTTCTCGCTGGGTCAATGACTTTTGGAACAAGAGGAACTATATACAGCCGACTGGATGAAACAGTTGTCTTGCAACCAAAGGACGACATTACTGATGACTTCATCCGGCCTAAGATGCAGATTGACACTCCAATTTTATGGCATGGTTCTATAGACGAACAGAAAGAAGCGACAGCTTTAGTCGTACAGGCTGCGGGCAGTGGATTAATAAGAGTCACAGCTTTCGATGAACAGGGAGATGAGCTTCTCGTTGAAGAGATTGCCATAGAAAGACGGGACGACAACCCCGATAAATTCCCTAATGATAGTCTTGATTTACAGTTTAGAATTCCCTTTCAACTTCGATATCGAGGTGTACAGCTTCGTTTCGAAAGCCTTGACATGGGGGATGTAGAATTATTGGGCTTTGCAATCGAATTGAAAAAGGCATAAGCGAATGGCACGTATCCAACAGATCCACCCCGGCAACTACAGATCCAGCGGTAACATTGACGATGAGTTTTCTTCTGTCATTAGATACCTAGTTTCTGGAGAGAAAGGTGATTACACCCTTGGTGAATTGCTGTCAGTTCTTTTTGACGACACTGGGACACTAAAGTCTCCTGTCGAAATGAGGCTGGACGGATCAACAAACCTTCAGTACAGGGTTGGCAGTTATACGGACTCTACTTCTGGATGGATAACTATTGCTCCGGTAAGTGCTATATCTGGTGCCCCTGGTGCTGACTTGGGCACAATCGAAGGACCATTATTTTCGCAAGGCACATCCTACACAGCAACGTCAGGACAAACTGTATTCAACTATGAAATAGATACTGGTGATGATGTCATGGTTTTCATCAACGGTATACTGCAAGCTGCCTCGACAGTAACGATCTCAACAACTAATAATACCATCACATTGTCCAGTGGTGTTACGGCTGGTCACACTGTTTATATAATAAAAATAAGAGCGCAATCAGTCTCAAACTATCGACGCTCTGACCAGCAAGCCACAAGTAACCAAGCCGTGTTTCCATTTACTCACACCGCTGATGAAAACATTCTTGTTTTTAGAAACGGTCTATTCCAGAACCCTGGTGGGTCAAACGACTATACCTCCTCATCAGCGCAAAACACCGTTACATTCAATACGGCCTTATCTTCTACAGACTTAATCTCCATTATCACTGTTGAGAACACGGCAGTCAAAAGCGTAAGCGGTTTAATGACCAGAGATGGATATACAGACGCTAACGGCTTTATCCCATTTAACAAGCTGGCAATAACCGCTGGTGAAATTCCACAGGACAGGGTCAACGGGTTGGCTGCCCTGACATCGGACAGGGGTAAAGTCTTTGTCTCCCCTACCGCCCCAACTGGAGCGGGTAATGCAGTTGCGGGTAATATCTGGATAGACACCTCAACATCTCCAGACACCCCGAAGTTTTATGACGGCATTCAGTGGTTAAACTTTGCGGCAACAACGACAATACCAGAGTTTTTTACTACAGATGCAA